CATGCCGCGTGCACACCGGGCAGATGACGAACCAGCGTGCACCATCGCGCGGGTCTGGCGACCACTGCACCTCGGAGTGCTTGAATTCCAGTTCGCTCTTGCAGTGGCCGCAGGTTTCGCGGTGGATCTGGTCTTGCGGCAGCTGGCCTTGCTTGATGACCTTCATGGCTGCTCCCGGTAGCAAACCAGCACATCCCCCTGCCACTCAAACGGCTTGCCTTCGCAGGCACGGCGCGCGGCGAAGTCGCGGGAGTGGTGGGCCTGCTGCAGCTCGGTTGGTTCGGCCAGTGCTTCGGATTCATGCGCTGCGACTGCGGCCATGCCAAGGCCGATCACGACAGCGATCAGGGTGCAGGCGTAGTTCATGGGGTATCTCCTTTTGGAAGGTCAGTGACCTCGGGCAAGAACCCGTGGGTGGGGATGCGCAGAGAGCCGCAGTACCGCTCCGAACCGTCCCAGTACAGGCGCCAGTGCTTGCCCGCGGGTTCCCCGCGCTGCGCACGCTGGTGCTCCAGCGAATAGGCAAGTGCCTTGGGCATGTCCCAGTCGAGGTTGAAGGGTTCCAATCGCGAGCCGTACTTGTGGCCCACGCGGGCAACTCCGGCGTGAGGCTGGTGCGCTGCCACGATGCGCAGGAACAGGTCTTCCGTGATGTAGGTGCCGGTGCCGCCGCGGCGATGCCACGGCTTGCTCTTCAGCCAAGCTGAGCGGTCCTGTTCGGCATCGACCACCGTTATTTCCACGAAGCCATAGGGCGCGCCACCGTGCCATGGGCCGCGCAGCATGCGCTCGGACCCGTCATCCATCGTGAGCAGGTAGCCGTCGCCGCCGAACCCGCTCTGTTGCGAAGTCACGTCCAAGGTTTTGAACTCGGCCCGGCAGTCGTCGAGCTTCACAAGCTTGTTGCGGTAGCTCTGCATCGTTTTGCCGCCGTGCGACTTCACAAGTTCTAGGTGCTTCTGCGCCTCCCGGGTTGCGGCTTGCTCCATGGTCTCGTCGTGCCTTGGCTCCGCAACCGTCCAGCGGTAGGTCACAGGCTCGTCGCCAGCGAAGATGCGCCACGCCACGGCGCGGAATACGCCACCGTCGTGATACAGCACCTCGGCGCGGCCGTCGGAATGTCGGGCCATGTAGCACTTGCCGTTCACCTTCGACCACACCATGCCATCCCACTGGCGCACGTTGCCGCGCACCTTGACGGTGAGGGTGGGAGCGTTGGCACAGCCGTTCATCCAGTCCACATGGGCGCCGCGCACCCAATCTGGCAGGCTTTGGCGGCCTGTAGGCAGTGCGACCGGTTCAAATGAAGAAGCTGCAGAGCCGACTACTGCGGTCATTTGGTCGTCGCTCAAATACATGATGGTTCTCCCTGTTCAAGAGCCTCGGGGTCCAGCTCCGCGCCAATGGCGGCAGCCTCTGCCCTGAGTGCGGCCGCGCGGGCGGCCTCGTCGTTGCGGCGCTTGGTGTCGGCCTGGGCTGCCATGGATGCAGCCAGGGCATCGCGGCGGGTGGTGGTGAAGTGCGGGGCGTTGATGGGGTCAATCACGCTGCACCACCTTTGTTCTTGAGCGTCAGCAGGTGGGCCACCAGCTCTTTCAGCGAATCCAGCGTGTGCTCGGATGTGTGGCCGTATTCCTCGGCGTTGGCCGCGTAGGCATCGATCAGAGCCATTTCGTGCGCCAACTCCGGCGGGACGATCTGCTCGTATGGCGAGGGCGGTCCTGGAGGCGCTGGTGGCAGTCGTGATGCCAATATCTGCAGAGCGGAAGGCCGCGCCGCGTCTGCGAACAATCTGGCTGCATGGAGCTTTGCGGTATTGCTCACGACCGCCACCCCATGTACGCGTTGTGCTGGACCTGATCCACCAGGGCGCGGTGGTAGCGGGGATCGCTGGCTTCCATGGCGGCCACATCGGCCCAGGCCTGATTGCGCAGGCGCTGCAGCTCCTGCTCGGAGATCGGCGGCGGTGCGCCAGGGATGCGCAGCAGCGGCTGCACGGTGGGGTGTACGTTTTGCATTGCGCCTCCTAGTCAAGCAGCCGTTGCTGGCCGCGCTTTTCAAGTTCTTGTGTGCTGGGCTCAATCACGCCCCGGCGTTTTGGCCGCACTGCTTGCGGGTTGAAATACGCCCGGAGCGCTTTGAGCCAGGCCTTGTAGGCCCACCCACTGCGCTGTGCGTACGGATAGTTTTTTGAGCACCACTGGCGCAACTCGGGCTTTGACATTTCCGGGTGCGCTTTGATCTGCTCTTGCAGCCATGCGGCCGCGTCGTCGGTCCAACTTGGCATTGCGCCTCCTGGGCGTAAAAAAGCCCGCGTGGTGCGGGCTGGGTGGAATGAAAAAAGCCCACGCGAGGTGGGCAAACCCCTGCGCATGGCAGGAGGGGAGGGAATTGGTGCCCCAGGCGGGAATCGCACCGAACCGCCGTCGCGGTCGCGCCTCCGGCTTAAGAAGCCGGTGCTCTCTTTGAGCTACTGGGGGAATGGGTGGGCTACTTGCCGGGGGGATTCGCAGCACCGTCCAAAGTTTGTGAAGTGGCTTTTGCCCGTAATGGTTGATGGCCGAACACTGGCCCGCAGGGATACAAACCCGAGGCAGATTGCTGCCTGTTCACTGCCGTACTTTCGGCCCGCGCCACTCCAAGGCAACGGGCGCCTGCGCTGACCATCACATCAGTGCCAGCTCGTGACGCTGATGTGATGGACCTCGTTGGAGGGCCGCGCCGGTTACTCAATCCGGCTCCACTGTGGGAAGGGGCTGGCCCAAGCTATTACGCTCTGAGGCTGCGTGTGCGTTGTGGCGGCGTCTCCTGGCTATCGCGGGGTGGGCACTCCCGCAGCCATCGGCCAACTTGAATCCCATGCCGTCTATCGCGCGGCTTTCGCGTGCTTGTGCTGTTTGGCCGGGTCGTCCGGCTCAGTTGAGGGTCATGTGTTCTCCTTCGCAGCGCTGGGCTGCCTGGTGGTTCCGGGTGTCCGACCCGTGGCGAATGCTTTTTTGACCTAGCCCAGCAGGGCCACTGAGTCGCAGGTGTTGGTTCGTGCGCTCTCTGTCTTTTGCTTCTGCCGACAGGTCTATGGGGCAGGCCACGCGCCTCACGGCGGGTTACGGCTGTTCATCCACTCACGGTTTTAAGGAGCCTCCGTGGTGACCGCCGATCCGCTCACCCTGCGCCGCTTTGTTTGCGGCATGGGTCTATTATGCAAACAAGTTTGCAGTCAGTGCAAGAACTTTTTGCAAGAAAGTTTGCGTTGGTGAGCGACGTGAACCGGGGGGGGAGTGGACAGGCGAAAAAAAACCGCCTGTAGGCGGTCGTTTCGCTAGATTGTTTGCTTATCGCGGGCGGCGATATTTGCGGTGCTCCACCATCGTGCCAACGATGCGGATGCGATCTACGTCTGATCGCAAGGTGGGGTAGTCGTCGTTGAGCGGCACCAGCTCAAAGACCATGTTGCCACTCGCGTCCGTTCCGCGCGGGCGGTACTTTTTAAAAGTTGCTTCCTGCTCACCATTCTTGGCTGCCACAAAGTCGCCCGGATGCGGCTCGATGGCAGGGTCGATGATGACGCGATCACCCGGATTGAATTCCGGGAGCATGCTGTCGCCGCGAATCGTCAGGGCAAAGGCGCCCGCTGACAAATCCAAGTCTGTAAGCAGCCATTCGTCTGCGTCTCCTGGTTGAAAGTTGTCCACTATTTCTGACCACATACCTGCCTGTATAGCGCTGATTAAGGGAATGCTGCGCGCACCAATGGGCGCCGGTGACACATTGACATGCGCAGCCGGATTGCCAGGCAGGAATGCCCCCGCAGAAAGAGCTTCCACGGTCGTCCCCATCGCCATGGCAAGCGGCTGAATGTAACGGACCGTTCGGAAATCGCAATCAAGTAATTGCTCGATGTTCTGACGCTTGCACCGTTTTGACTCCGGCAAGTCGCGTTGGTACTTGGCCACTTCGGCCGCCAATTTGGCTGGCGTGAAGTCGGTTCCCATGAAAGCCAGGTATTCGCGCACCTGCTGCGCCAGTGTCTTTTTCATTGCAAACGATTTTGCGCTGCTTGTCAGCAAGCATGTTTGCCTGCTATAGTGCAAACTACTTTGCATTACGGTGACTTCCATGGACCAAAAAACGGGCATTCAGCGCGCCGTCGAATTCTTTGATGGCAGCCCATCCAAGCTGGCCGAGGCCGTGGGTGGCGGGGTTCTTCGCCAACACGTCGATTACTGGCTGAAAGTTGGCCGCGTGTCCGCTGAGCGCTGCCCAGATGTGTTCGCAGCAACTGGCATCCCGTGCGAGCAGCTGAACGACAAGGTGAATTGGGAGCTGGTGCGCAGTGGCCGCCCCGTCAACGCGGAACCCGCTGCAAAGGAGGCCGCGTAAATGTCCCAAAACGACGATCTCCCCGCATTCGCCCGTGGCATTGCTGGCCCCCTGGGCAAGCTCGAACACGATCTGAAAACGAAGGTGGACGAGCACACCCACCGCCTGTTCTTGCAGCACTGCGCCATGCGCGGCAGCGACCCGTCCACTGTCCTGCGCGATTGCGCCTATGCCTTGGTGCACGGCAAGACCTACGGGCAGATGGTGGTGGACAAGCTCAAACATGATGCAGAGCGTACCGAGGCCATGGTGAAGCTCATAGGCTCTTTTCAGGGCCCCGAATCCAATGGGGTGCGCCATGGATGAAAAGAAGCAAAACGCCTTCACCATGGTCCGCGAGCGCGGCCCAGATCGCGACATTCCCGCGCTGCCACCGCGCAAGACCAACACCAGCAAGGCGCCTGCAGAGGGCAATGTGCACCTGGCGCTGGATCGCAACGGACGGCAGACGGTGCCACTGGCGCCCAGGGCGAGCGGCATCACTATCGAAACACGCGAGCAGTCGGCGGCTTCGCTGGCTAAGACGCAGCGGATCAAGGGGGCGAAGTGAGCGACCAATCCGCAGACGCACATTGCTGGCCGCACAGCAACGCGATGAATACCGCCGAGATCAACCGTATGGCTCTGCGCATTGGGATGTTCCAGCGGCGTGGCCTGCAACTGCTGCAAGCCGAGGCATTTTCAGACCGCTGCCTATTGCGTGACCGCGATATGGACGACCGCCGCGCTTGTGTCGAGTGCAAGCACTTGCAGGCCAGCGGCACTTGCGCAGCAAAACAAGCCGCACTGCCAAAAACCATGTTCCACCGCTGCCACAAGTTCGGCTGGCAGGTGCCACGTTCGTGAGGATAAGCATGAGCACGCAACTGATTAAGTATGAAGCGGCCTGCCGCGCACTGGCCGAATGCAAGTCGGTCGATGAGGTGAAGACCTGGGCGGACAAAGCCGCCGCCATGCAGGCGTATGGCCGGATGGCAAAGGACAAGACGCTGGAAGTCGATGCAGCCGAAATCCGCATTCGTGCAGAGCGCCGTTTAGGCGAAATGCTGGCCGCACAGAAGGCTGATGGCGGCTTGAGCAAGGGTGCTGCTGGCGCTGGCGTCAACCAGCATACGCCAGCAGAGGTGCGGTCGTCTGTCACGACCGCACCAAAACTGGCAGACGCTGGCATCAGCAAAGACCTATCCAGCCGCGCCCAAAAGCTGGCCGCAGTGCCAGAAGCTGAGTTTGAGGCTGAGCTTGCAGCCAAGCGCGAACGCGACCAGAAAGAAGGCGCCCGCGTCACTGCCCGTCTGGAAAAGGCTGGCGAACGCGAATTGGCGAAGGCCAAGAAGCAGCGCCAGCCGGAGCCTGCCAACGATGCCGACACCGGCCAGTCGATTGACGAGCTGATTGCGGAAATCCAGAAAGAGAACGAGCAGCTTCACGCCCAGCTCAAGGCGATGGAAGCCGACGACACCAAGGCCGAACTTCGCAAAGCACTGCTCCAGCGTGACCACGCCATCCGCCAGCAGTCCGAAGCCATGGACAAGGCGCACAAGAGTCAAGACCGTGAGAAGTGGGCAAAGCGCCAGTTGATGCGCTGTGGCAAAGCCGTGGGGGAAGAAGACCCGGACAAGATCGCCGCCGCTGTGGAGGCGTTCATTCGTCAGTACAGGAAGGCGGCCTGACATGAAGGTCACTCTGCGCGATTACCAACAGGCGGCCTTCGACAAGGCCCGTGACGCTGTGCGCAATGGCGCCCGCTGCATCCTGATCTGCGCTCCTACGGGTGGCGGCAAGACGGTTCTTGCATCGGCGCTTATGGAAATGGTCAAGGAGAAGGGCAATCGTGCATCGTTCGTGGTTGACCGCCTGAGCCTAATCCAGCAGACCAGCGACACGTTCGACCGATACGGCCTGGACCATGGGGTGATTCAGGGCGGGCATGAGCGCTGGCGCCCCGCATTGCCGCTGCAAATTTGCAGCGTGCAAACGCTTGGCCGCCGCCGCTGGCCGGATACATCCGTGGATGTGTTTGACGAGGCGCACGTTCTGCACACGACGCACAAAAAGCGCATGGAAGAAAAAGCGTCCATCGTCATCGGCCTGACGGCTACCCCGTTCACAAAAGGCTTGGGCAAGTGGTTTGATGTGGTCATCAACGTGACAACCACCCGCGCCCTGATTGATGACGGATGGCTTTCGCCCTATCGCATCTTTTCTTGCGCGGAGCCGGATATGTCGGGCGTGACGGTAAAGAGCACGGGCGAATGGGACGAGCGCGAGGCCAGCGGAAAGGCGCTGGAGGTGGTGGGCGATGTGGTGGCCGAGTACCTGAAACACGGGGAAAACCGCAAGTTCATCTGCTCCGCAGTAGATACCGCCCACGTTGAGGAATTGCAGCGTCAGTTCCTCTCTGCCGGTATCAATGTCGCAACCTACACCTACAAGGACAGCGAAGACGACCGCGCCGACACGACCAATGAATTCAAGAAGCCCGATAGCGCAATCCGTGGGCTGATTACGGTCACTGCTGCATCACGCGGGTTCGATATTCCCGATGTGTCATGCGTCATCATGGCCCGGCCTCTGCGCAAGAGCCTGGCCGAGCACATCCAGTTGTTCGGGCGCGGCCTGCGCATCAGCCCGGAGACTGGAAAGCAAAACTGCATCGTGCTGGATCACTCTGGCAACTGCGCCCGGTTTTTCGAGGAATGCGAGTCGTTCTTTGACTTCGGCGCGGGTGAATTGGACGACGGCAAGAAGCGCGAGAAGCCTAAGAAGAAAGAGAAAAAAGAGCTGGAGCCGGTGAAGTGCCCTGAGTGCCGCGCCCTGCACAAGCCCCAGCCATCGTGCCCATGCTGTGGGCATGAATACCCGGCCCGTGTATCGGTTCAGCACGTTCCTGGCACGCTCAAGGAGTTGATTGCAGGCGGACACCGCAAGGAGCTATCTGCATCTCTGTGGCCGCAGGTTTGCGGCTATGTGCTGGAGCGCCGAGAAGGCGAGGCTGCCCGCAAGCAGGCCCTTGCCATCTACAAGAACATGACAGGCGCATGGCCTATGGGGGACTTTGATCCAGCTAAGGCCATCCCGCCATGTAGCGAGGTGCGCAGCCGCATCCGCTCTGAGCAAATCCGGTTTGCCAACCGCCGCCCCAGCGGGGAATCGAGGGCCGCAGCGTGACCTTTGAACAGGCATTGCAGGCATCTGGCCTGATTCCCGGCGCCATCGTGGCGGATGGGAAGTGGCGCCGATGCAAAACCACTGACAAACCGAAGCACCGCAACGGCGCTTACGTTTTGCATGCTGATGGCCGTGGCTACTGGCGCAACTGGGCCACTGACCATGCCGTTAATTCATGGGGTGCTGACGCTGCACAAGTGCGCGTGCCAACGGCTGCTGAACTGGCCGCCCGCGAACTACGCAAGCAACAGGAGCGTGAGTACCGCTTGCGCGCTATCCGTGGGGCACGCGAGCAATGGGCGCAGGCCCGGCCACCGCGTGCGCTGCATCCATACCTGGAGCGCAAGGGCTTGTCTGCTGTAGGAACCAATGCCCTGCGCGTGCATGGCGATGCGCTGATTGTTCCGGTGTTTTGGCGTGACCGCCTGATGAGCATTCAGAGCATCACGCCTGACGGTCAAAAACGCTTCTGGACTGGCGCGCCCGTGAAGGGTGGGGCCTTGGTGCTGGATCGCCCACGCGCTGCCGTCACGGCGGTTTGCGAGGGCTTGGCTACGGGCCTTGCAATCTTCCAATCGCTGCGCATGGCCCGTGTGATCGTGGCTTTTGACGCCGGGAATCTGATTCACGCGGTTGACCAACTACGCCCCACGGGGAGCGTGGTGATCTGCGCTGACAACGACCACGGCACCGAGGCCAAGCGGGGCACGAATCCAGGCCGCGAGAAGGCCGCCAATGCCGCCGAATTGATTGGGGCAGGGGTGGCATGGCCGGAAGGCATTGAGGGCACCGATTGGGCCGATTACCTGGCCGAGGTTGGCGAAGGTGGCGCCCGAAAGATGGAGCGCCTGATTCAGGCCAAGGCGCGGTATGTGACCTGAGAACACTACAGGCACTCCGAGCCTGCACGAATCAAGGGCCTGCATGGGCCGCGCGGAAGGAATCACAGGGGCACCGATCCCCGGCAGAAAACGGTAGCAGACCCGACTCACGGCGCAACTACGCCCAGGGACTCTGCCAGGGGCCTATTGAAGTCACACCTGGGGGATGCAGCGAATGACCGAAACACCCGCGCTGGATCTGGTGACTGACCGAAAGGTGGTGAAAGCCACTCGGTGGACAACCTTCCAACCCCACGCCGTGGGGAAGGGGGGCCACTGGGTGAATGACTCAGTTTTATAGAGGTAGCTGTGAGAGACGACGCACTGATTTTGACCCTGCCATGGCCGCCGAAGGAGCTGAGCCCAAACGCGCGCCAGCATTGGAGCCGACTGGCCAAAGCCAAGAAGGCCTACCGCGCGGCCTGTGCCTGGACTGCGAAAGAGCAGGGCGCCCAGCCGCTGGCTGCAGAAAAACTGCACCTCACACTGGTGTTCGTGCCGCCCAACCGCCGCGCGCACGATCTGGACAACCTGCTCGCCCGCATGAAATCCGGCCTGGATGGCCTGGCTGACGTGCTGGGGGTGGACGACAAGCACTGGTCCCTCACCATCGCCAAGGCGGATGAGGTGGGCGGCATGGTGCGGGTGGAGGTGGCCCATGGCTGATCTCGCAATCTCCGGCGCCTGGAACGAACCCGTGCAGGCCGGCCAGCACTTCAAGAACGTGGTCGCGCCCTGGTGCAAGTCCATGTGGGCCGCTGGCCACCGGCTGCATGTCGAGGTGCGCCTGCATGAGGACGCCAAGACCGACCGTCAGCGCCGTTACTACCACGGCGTGGTGCTCAAGAGCATCGCCCAGCAGGCCCGGCCCAACGGCCAGCAGTACCCGCTGGCGGTGTGGAAGGAGCACTTCCGCAAGGAGTACCTGGGCTTCAAGACCGTCACGACCAAGAACCCGTTGACGGGGAAAAAGAGCAGAACGCGGCAGCGCGTGAGCACCGAAGACCTGGGCGTGAAGGGCTACAGCCTGCTGATCGACCGGGTGAGCGCCTTTGCCGCTACCGAGCTGGGCGTGACGTTCCCCGCCACCTACCAGCAGTGGGAGGGGATGCAGGTGGACCCGGATACGGGGGAAATCATTGGAGGCATGGCGTGAAGTTCCAGTACAGCATTGCTCAGGAAATGCATCGGGTTCAGCAGCAAGGAAGGCGTGAGCCTCTTGGAACCACGTCAGAAATTGCCGAAAAGCTCGGCATACCCGTGAATCGGCTCGCGCGGTATTTGAACCGCCCAGGCGCCCCGCAGCCCGTGATTGATAACCGCAGCCGTGGCACCCGCCAGCGTGTCCGCTGGTACAAGCCCAGCGAGGTGAAGCGCTGGGTGATGGAGCTGGAAGGCAGCCAGCAATGAATCGTGGTGCCCCACTCAAGCGCACCGGCTTCCGCCCCCGCGCACCCCGCCGCGAGCAGCGCGACCCAGACCGCGTGAGAGCCATGCCCACCGTGACGCCCGGCGCCTTTCGCGCACCGTTGGCTGTGGCCACTACACCAGCCACCCCCATCGTCAAGGACAACCCAGTGCGCAGCCAGCAGTACCGCCGCGCCGTGGCCAGCCTGCCGTGCGCCATCTGCGGTGTGCACGGCTACTCCCAAGCAGCCCATGCGAACACCGGAAAGGGCATGGGCATGAAGGCCTGCGACCTGACCTGCTTTCCTGCCTGCGGGCCCCGGCCTGGGTTCCAGGGTTGCCACGCAGCGCTGGACCAAGGCGCCTTGTTTCTCAAAGCCGTGCGCCGCGAGCTGGAGCCCGTGTGGGCTGCCGACACCCGCAGCAAGGTGCAGTCCATGGGACTGTGGCCCAAGAACCTGCCGCACTGGCCGGGCGAAAGCCCAACACCAACCCCTTAGTTTCCCATCCAAATACACCACCAGCGCATAACCAATAAGCGCAAGCAGCTATAAACATAGGAGCAAAAATTGCCACGCAATCCACTGAACCCACGCTTGAGCAATGGCGAGCGCATCCGCGAAGTGTGCGAAATCACCGAGCGACTTGGTAAGGCCACATCGCCCATGGTGCGTGCGCGAATGACAGGCCCGCAAACCACCAGCAATGCCGCGAAATACTGCAGCCGCGCAGCCTACCAGGGGCTGCTGATCGCTGACCGCACAGTGCACCCAGTTCTTTACCAGGCAGCACCTGACTGGCGCGAGCGATTCGCATTGCGCAACACGAAGCCGGGCCCTGTTGAGGACGACGACGAGGTTTTGCTGAAACCCCGCTACACGGGCGACGAGGTGCTGCACATGGCCCGCAGCAATCGCGTGCCGAGCAGCGTGTGGGCACTGGGCGCAAACATTTAAGGAGCAACCACATGACCGAGTACGAAGAAGCCAACGAAATCGCCCGACAGCTGCGACAACAGCGGCTGCGCAGCAATCCAGTAGTGGGCAAGCGTATCAACATCGACACAGGATCTGCGCTCAAGCGCCTGTTGACAACTGCAGAGGCAGCCGAGGCGCTTAACCGCAAAGTGCAAACCCTGCGTATTTGGGCCTGCTATGGGAACGGACCCATCGCCCCCGTGCGAATCATGGGCCGATTGGCCTGGAGGGTAGATGACGTTGAGAAATTGCTGAACGGAGAGTGAAAAAAGAAAGCCCACACACGGCGGGCCTCCCCGATCTTTCGACCTGAGCAATCGAATGATACAGCGGAGAGCCACTATGACCACACAGCAGCAACACATGAGCCCTGGCGCGCTACTTGCGAACGATGAGCCCGCGAAGCGCGACCGCTTTGCAAACGGCCATTTGATTTGGCAGACCATCTTGGAGCTGCGCAACACCGAGCGCCGGATCAACCGCCGCGCCCTGGCCGACCTCACCGGGCTCAAGCCCGGCGTGGTGGATGACCATGTGGAGCGCTGGATCGAAAAGGACCAGCTGCGCCGGGCGGGCAATGGTGAGCTGGAGGTGGTGCAGCACTTCCCGGCAACGCGCCCCATCAGCACTACGGACCTGCCAGACGGAATGGTGAAGCTGGAGGTGGGAAGCGATTACCTGGAGCTGACCCCCGCCGAAGCCCGAACGATGGCCCGGATGCTCTACGGGCGCCTGCATGAGCTGGCCCAGGCCGAAAGCTCCAATAAGGCCGTGGTGCTGTGCCACGAACTGGCCCGCGAGCTGAAAGAGGCACGCCGGGAAATCAAGGCCCTGCGCAACAACATGTTGGCGACGGACGTGGAGGACAAGCAGCTGGTCCTGCTCAACTAGCCGTGAAAAAGAAATACGGAAAACATAAAAAAGGGGTTGACTCATGTTGATTGCGTAATACATAATCAATCACACCAACCAAGGAGTGATTGAAATGAATGCACAGATCAGCAAGGGCCGCGATGGCTGGGAAGCAAAGACCACCATCGACATGGGCATGGCCAACCGCGTGCTCATCGTGAGCACCGGCAAGACCAATGGCGGGGTGATTACCCGTGCAGTGGTGAACACCGACAGCGGCGACGGGTTCCTGACATGGGATTTGTTTGGGGATTTCAGCGCACGCACCGTTTACAAGGGAGCGCGCTGCACCGAGAAGACTGTGCGCGAACTGCACCAGCTGGCGCTGGACGGCATCGAGCAGACGCTGGCCGCCGCAGCTGCACACTACGCCGCGAAGGAAGGAGCAGCAGCATGAACCGCACCCAATACCGCCAAGCCCGCCGCCTTGTCCGCGACAATGGGCGCTTTGCTCTGCGCTGGCTGCCTGCCGACCAAGCCGCAACCATGAATTCCGTGCTGGCGAAGCCGAACGACCTGCTGACCGAGCGCGCGGACTGCTACGCCACCATGGGGTGGGGCATCCACCTGGCCAAGAGCCTGGCCCGCGATGGCGGGGCCCAGCGCTTCGCCCGCAAGGCCTACAGCACCGCCCAGGCCCTGGCCGGGTTTCAAGGAGCCGCATCATGCTGAACTACGCAACAGACGGCAAATGCCACAACAGCCAGCCCGGCACCTACGGGCATGAATGCGGAAAGCCTGCGAAGTGGATTGGCGCCAACGCCAAGGGCTTCAAATCCGGGTTTTGCGCAGAGTGCAAGGAATCGGGCTACGAGGCCCGCCCCGTAGTGGCATGGGAGCAGTACAAGGAGCCAGCATGACCACTACCCCCATCACCCCCACCCAGGCCGACCTGCTGCGCGCCGCCGTACAGGCCAAGATTGCCTACTGGGACGCCCTGCGCGCGCTCGAAAACATGATGCTGGAAATCGGCAATGAGCTGGGCGGCGAACTGAGCGACAGGCAAGAAACCACGCTCACTGATGCGGTGGGCGACCTCGCCGCAGCTGTGTTCACGGCAGATGCCATCACCGATGAGAACGCCCAGGAGGTGTTTGACCGCGTGCGCCGCGCCTAGCAGCCCCTGACCCAGTAGGATTGCGCCTATGACGACCAATCCACCACCCAAGCGCCCACCCAGCGACCGAGGCCAAGGCCGCAAACCCATCAAACCAGGGGAGCGCATGGTAGTCGTGCCACTGCGCATGACCCCAGAGCAAAAGGCCAAGCTCACCACCTTGGGCGGGGCAAAGTGGGTTCGGGCCAAATTGGACGAACTACCCGATAACTGACCACAAAGGAACAACCATGGACCTCAAAGTAAGCGAGAGCGTCATGCGGGACATGCTGAACGGCAAGCAGGGTCCAAATCTTCCCTACGACACCCTCAAGCTACGCATGGAAAAGGGCCTCCTTCATGTCGATTTCGACAATCAGGGGGAAACAATTTTGACCTTTGCCCTGCCGCCCGGGTGGGAAAATGCAGCCCACTTTTCCATTGGTGGGGTGTATGGCACGGTGCAGGTGACACTCACGCACACCTGAACTTCCCCCCACTCAGGTTAGACGCCCCGCCCAGCGCCCGGAACACTCCGGGCCCATGGCACCCAAACCAGCGCCAAAAAAGGCGCCACCCGCAAAGACACCCAAGCCAAAGAAGCCCGCTGCACCTAAGAAGGCAGCGGGCGCAGCCGTTCGCGCTCCGAAAAAGATAGCTGTCAGCGCAAGCAATGCAAAGGCCAAGGCGGCAAAGCGCCAGAAACCTGCGGCGCCAACCAAGGCAGCCGCAACGCTCAGTCCAGCGCCTGCTGCACTGGAGCCGCGCCAGGAGTGCTTTGTCCGTGAGTACCTGATTGACCTCAACGCCACCCAGGCTGCCATTCGTGCTGGTTACAGCGAAAAGACGGCGCGGCAGATGGGCGCTGAGAACCTGTCAAAACCGTCCATCCAAGCGGCAATAGCCAAAGCCCAGCAGGAGCGGGCAGAGCGCACCGGCATCACCGCAGACCGGGCATTGCGCGAAGCCTGGAACGTGGCCATCGCTGACGCCCGCGAGCTGGTTCAGGTGAAAGTGGGCTGCTGCCGCTATTGCTATGGCGAGGGCAACCGCTACCAGCGCACCGTGGGCGAAATGAACCGCGACCGGGAATCCTGGGCCGAGAAGAAGGACAACGCGCCCGCCGACTTCGACGAGAAGGGCGGCATTGGCTACGACCCCTTGCGCATGCCCTTCGCCGCATGCCCTGAGTGCGGTGGCGATGGCCAGCCGCGCGTGGTGCTGGGCGACACCCGCAGTCTGAGCCCGGCAGCTGTGTCCCTGTACGCGGGCGCCAAACAGACAAAGGACGGCATCGAGATCAAGATGCAGGACAAGGGCGCGGCCCTCGAAAAGGTGTTCAAGCACCTCGGCCTGTACCAGAAGGACAACGAGCAGAAGATTGACCCGCTCACCGCTCTGCTGCAGACCATCACGGGTGGCACGAACAGCACGTTCAAGCCCGTGCCGCACGACCCCGAGCACGACGAGGACTGATCCCCATGTCCGACGCCGCGCCCATCATCGTCCACAACGAGCCGCTGGTTCCGCTGCCAACGGACGAGGCCGACCTTGCGCTCAAGTTGGCAGATCCTGAGTGGCGCCTGTTCTCCGGCTGCCTCTACAAGATCATGGTCAAGGGCGATGACGAGGCCGAAGAGGCGATGGTCATGCCGTTCAAGCCCAACCGGGCACAGCGGCGATTCATCAAGCGCCTGTGGCACCGCAACCTGATCCTCAAGGCCCGGCAGCTTGGTTTCACCACCCTGATTGCCATCCTGTGGCTGGACCATGCCCTGTTCAACGCCGACCAGCGCTGCGGGATCATCGCCCAGGACCGTGATGCGGCGAAGGTGATCTTCCGCGACAAGGTGAAGTTCGCCTACAACAACCTGCCCGAGCAGCTGCGCGAGCGCTTCCCGCTGGAGGCCGACAACGCCGACGAGCTGCTTTTCGCGCACAACAACAGCAGCATTCGCGTGGCCACGTCCATGCGCTCCGGGACCATCCACCGGCTGCATGTGTCCGAGTTCGGCAAGATTTGCGCGAAGTACCCGGACAAGGCCAAGGAGGTTGTGACTGGCTCTATCCCAGCGGTGCCCACGAATGGTGTCCTGGTGATCGAGTCCACCGCCGAGGGCCGCGAAGGCGAGTTCTTCCGCATGGTGGAGCAGGCGCAGAAGTTACTGGCCAACAAGCTGCCGCTCACGCCCAAGGACTACCGGTTTCACTTCTATGCATGGTGGCAGGAGCCCAAATACCGGCTCGATAGCCGCACGGTGCCCGTCAGCCCAGCAGAGCATGAATACTTCGATGGCATCGAGGTGGCCATGGACTGCCGCATCGACCTCGACCAGCGCGCCTGGTACGTGGCGACCAAGCAGGCCGACTTTTCTGGCGCCGAGGAGCGCATGTGGCAGGAATACCCGTCCACCCCGGACGAGGCTTTCCAAATGTCTACCGAGGGCAACTACTACGCCAAGGACATGGTGGCCCTGCGCAAGCGTGGCGGGATCTGCGATGTGCTGGTGCTGGATGCGCCGGTCAACACGTTCTGGGACATTGGCCGCAGCGACGGGTGCGCCATCTGGTTCCACCAGGAATTGCGCGGCGAGGACCGCTTTATCAACTACCTGGAAGGCCACAACGAGGACTTGCGCTACTACGTGGCCGAACTGCGCAAGCTGGGCTATCTGTTCGGCACGCACTACCTCCCGCACGACGCCAACCACAAGCGCCTGAGTGACTACAACAAGAGCACCAAGGAGCAGCTGCAGGCGCTGATGCCCGGCGAGAAGTTCCACGTTGTACCCGTCATCACCCAGTTAATCACCGGCATCCAGGCCACGCGCAAGCACCTCAAGACCGCCTATTTCGACAAGACGCGGTGCAAGAAGGGCATTGCCCGCATCGAGGGTTACCGCAAGCGATTCAACCGCGCCGACAACCGTTTCACCGACGAGCCCGACAAGTCCAACGGCTGCAGCGAGGGCGCCGACGCCCTGCGCCAGTGGGCTCAGCAGAAAGAGCTGGGCGCCATTGGCGGCAGCAGCCACACGTATTCCGAACCGCCCCCGCCTGACTGGCGCACCTGACCCCGAGGCCCACCATGCAACTATTCAAACCCCACGCAGGCGCAGACCTTGGCGAGCCCATGACCCCGCGCGAGTTCGCCAACATCATCGATGAGGCCATCGACCAGCCGCCCTGGCGCGCAGCCGCTGACAAGGAGGCCGACTATGTGGACGGCAACCAGCTGGACAGCAGCCTGCTGCAGCGCCTGAAAGCCATCGGCATCCCTCCGGCCAAAGAGAACATCATTGGCCCGGCCATCGCCGCCGTGTGCGGCTACGAGGCCAAGACCCGCACCGACTGGCGCATCACGCCCGATGGCGAGCCCGGCGGCCAGGATGTGGCCGATGCGCTCAATTTCCGCGTGAACCAGGCCGAGCGGCACAGCGGCGCCGACGCGGCAATGTCGGCCGCCTTCCGCCCCCAGGTGAGCGTGGGCATGGGCTGGGTTGAGGTGGCGCGGTCATCGGACCCGTTTGGCAGCCCGCACCGCTGCCGCGCCGTGCACCGCAACGAAATTTTTTGGGACATGCGCGCGAAGGAGAAAGACCTGAGCGACGCGGTGTGGCTTTTCCGCGAGCGCTTCATCAAGCGCAGCCGTGCTGTAGCAGCTTTCCCCGATCAGCGCGAAATCATCACCCAAGCCGACAGCGCCAGCGGCATCGGTGGCTATGGTGGCTACGTGGTGGAGGGTGGCGTATCGACCGGCCTGCAATCAGGTGTGGACACAAACCGCGCATGGACCAGCCGGGAGCAGGCCTGGTATCGGCGCGAATCCGACGAGGTGTGCATCATCGAGCTGTGGTATCGCCGCTGGGTGAACACGGTCATCATGCGCCTCAAGGGTGGCCGCGTGGTGGAGTTCGACGCCAGCAACCCCAAGCACCAGGCGGCCGTGGCCGGCGGGCATGGAACCTTGGAGCGCACGACGGTGGCCCGCGTTCGCCGCAGCTACTGGATGGGCCCTCACTGCCTGCACGATGGCCCTACTCCATACCCGCATCGGTTCTTCCCCTATGTCCCATTCTGGGGCTATGTGGAGGACATGACCGGTATTCCCTTCGGGCTTGTGCGGGACATGCTTTTCCCGCAGGACAATCTCAACTCGACCATCGCAAAGCTGCGCTGGGGTATGGCCGCCACCCGCACGGAGCGCACCAAGGGCGCCGTGATGATGACGGACGAGCAGTTCCGACGGCAGATTGCCCGCCCCGATGCAGACGTGATCCTCGATCCGGGTGCAATGGCTGTGCCTGGTGCGCGGTTCGAGGTCAAACGCGATTTCCAGCTCAACGCCCAGCAATTCCAGCTGATGGCCGACAGCCGCGCCGCACTGGAGCGCGTGTCGCCTGTCACGCCAGCCATGCAAGGGCGCACCGGCACCGCAACCAGCGGGGTGCAGGAACAGACCCAGGTGGAGCAATCCCAGGTCAGCATGGCCGACCTGATGGACAACTTCAAGGACGGGCGCACGCAGGTGGGCGAACTGTTGCTGGCACTCATCATCGAGGACATGGGCAACGAAGAGCAGGTGATCGTGATCGAGGGCGACACTCTGAACCCGCCCCGCACGGTGGTGCTGAACAAACCCGAGGTGGACCCCGAGACGGGGATTCCCTACCTGAGCAACGATGTGCAGCGCACGCGCATCAAGGTTGCCCTGGAAGATGTGCCCAGCTCCAGCAGCTTCCGCGCCCAGCAGCTCAACGCCCTGTCCGAAGCCGTCAAGGCAGCGCCGCCCGAGGTGCAGCAGGTGACGATGCCGTTCATGATCGACCTGATGGATCTGCCACGCAAGAAAGAGGTGGTGGAGGCCATCAAGGCGGCAACCGGGCAGGCGGACCCCGAGGCGCTGCGCGAGCAGGTCAAGAAGGAACTGATGTACGAGCTAAAGGAGCGCGAGGTCCAAGTGAAGGAGCGCGAGAGCGAGGCCCGCATTCAGCAGCTGGTGGCCCAGGCGGTACAGACCGGCGTATCTGCAGCGTTTGCGGCAATCCAAACAGGAGAGAAGATTGCGCTAAATCCCGCAGTTGCCCCAGTCGGGGATGTGATTCTGCAAAATGCTGGCTACCAACGACCCGACCCAATAGGCATTGACCCCAACATGCCAACCCCAGAGACGCCTATGCAGGTTGACCAAGCTGGCGGAATGGCTGGTGACACAAGTCCAACGACACCGCAGTCACCAGAGCTGCCACAAACTGCAGCAGTCGGTGCAAATGGCGGTATCGAAACACTGCGCACAGACTAAAATAGGCGAGCGCACAAAGGACGGCAATCCGATGTGCGCTCTAACCAATCAGACTGGGAAGGAGTCGTCATGGCTGGCAATGATTTTATCGCGGCAAAGCAGTGCCGCACCTGCGGAATCGAGAAGCCTCACTCGGAGTTCTACAAGGCAGCTTGCTGCAAGGACGGGCTGAGAGGTGAGTGCAAAGCCTGCGTCGCTGCAAAGCAGGCAGACTACAACCGCAAGCACGCAGAGCAGATCACGGCCAAGAAAAAAGAGTCGTATTACGCCGAAGGTGCGGAAGAAGTTCGCAAGGGCAAGTCAGCAGCCTATTACCAGGCGAACCGGGATAGGCTCATGCGACGCGCGAGAGAGCACCATGCCCGAGCTGCTGACGCTATCTCAGAGCGCAGGAAGGCAAATAGAGCGAAGCTGCATTCGCAGACCATGGCGTGGCGCGCTGCGAACGTTTATCGCGTCAGGAAGGCGGCCCGTGCCTGGTACCACGCGAACAAAGACCGCTTGCGACCGAGCAGAAAAGCAGCAAAGGCCATGCGGCGCGCAGCAGGCGCAATTGATGCCGCCGTGGTCAGCTTCCTGATGCATGCGCAGCGCGGCAAGTGTGCGGTATGCAAGACGTCAATCGCCGGAGGGGCGTACCACCTTGACCACATCAAGCCGCTGGCGCGCGGAGGAACAAACCAGCGCACCAATCTGCAGCTCTTGTGCCCGCCGTGCAATCTATCCAAGAGCGCCAAAGACCCGATTGATTTTATGCAGTCGCGCGGCTTCCTGCTGTAGCCGCCCTTCATCCCCAAGAGCCGCCCACCGAGGCGGTTTTTTCATGCCCGCGCCGTAGTTCCCCCCCAGTCCGGTTTCTCCCATCGCGCGTACATAGGCAAAGTCCAACCAAGCCCCCCGCTGTGAAGCGCCGGGCGAACCCGCAACGCCGTGAGGCGTCGCAATCCCACCGCTGGAGAGCGTGCTGGCTGGGGCTTCGGCCCTGGCCCATTCTCGCAACGGTGTGCCCCGCAATCAGGCCCGGCCGGATAGCCGGGAATGGAGCACAAGTGACAACTGAAGCACAGCAACTGCTGGATGCGGCATTCGCCGGTACTTTGAATCTGGACGCGGACGCGAGCCAGGCCAAGGCGCCGCCTGCCACTGACAGCAATGCAGGCCAACCAGCCGAAAACACCACCCCCGCGCCAGCGGCAGGTGCGCAAGCGACTCAGGACGACGAGAAGCCCGCCCCCATCGCCAGCAAGTCGGGTGAATACACGATCCCCTACGAAAAACTCACCAGTGCTCGAACAGAGCGCGACCAGTACAAGGCCGAGGCCGCCCAACTGCGCGAGCAGCTGGCCAGCCTGACCGCAGCCCAAGCCAACAACTTTGCAGCCGCCCAGCAACAGGCGCAAACCCGTGCGGATGCCGGGCAAACACCCACGCAGGCCGACAGCAATCTCGCTGTAGCCCAGGCCGCAGCAGCCCAAGGCGTTGACGTTGCCATCTTTGGCGACTTCTCCGAAGAAGGCATTGCCAATGGCGTGGCGCAACTGGTGGCGCAGATGGAAGCGCGTGCAAACGCACGGGTTGAGGAAAAGGTGAATGCCGCCCTGGCCCCCCTGCGCGAGCGGGAAGCACAGAGCGCAGTCAGTGCCCATGAGCAAACGATCTACGGCGCCCACCCGGACGCCGACGAGGTGTACGAATCGACCGAGTTCAAGGCATGGATGGGCAACCAACCCAGCTACGCCCGAGCCGCGATTGAGCACACGCTTGCGAAAGGTACAGCGCAACAGGTGATCGAGGTGTTTTCGACATTCAAGGGCGCGAACGGCAAAGGCACTCCCGCCGATGCAGTGAGCAAGGCCCTTGCCAAGGCGCAACAGCAGCCCCCGATGAGTTTGTCGGAACTGCCAGGCGCTGCGGCAGCTGGCTCCGGTGATGCAGAGCGCGTAGCAGCGCTGGCCGGAGATCCTGCGGCATTGCTGGACTTTATGGCCGGGTTGAGCCCTGAAAAGCAGACCCGACTGATGAATAGCGTGGTGTAAGCCGCGACCGTGTAACCCCGGGCCACCTCGTGATGAGGCAGCCCCATCCCTTAGATGGAGGTCAACCATGACCGGAAAAACTAGCGTGGCTTCGGGCTCCCCGAATGCCCAGTACGTGCAGGCCGCCGGGCTTTTCGCACAGTCGATGCAGCGTAATTCCACGCTCAACCGCATGGTAGGCAAGATGCCTTCCAGCGAAGGCGAGGTGAATAACGTCCTGCGCAAGCAAACCAGCACGGACATGCCCGTAGTGCGTACTGTGGACTTGTCTCGCGGCAAGGGCGATGAGGTGGAATTCCACTTTGTGCAGCCTGTGGGCGCTTACCCCATCATGGGTAGCCGCCAGGCCGAAGGTAAGGGCACTGGTATCTCGCTGGACAAGGCCCGGGTGCGCGTCAACCAGGCGCGTTTCCCCGTGGACGTGGGCGACACCATGACCGACCTGCGCAGCCCGGTGGACTTCCGCAAGGTGGGCCGCCCGATTGCCCAGTCGCTGATGGACAGCTACCAGGACCAGTCGATGCTGGTGCACATGGCTGGTGCTCGTGGCTTCCACGACAACATCGAATGGCGCCTGCCCACGGCAGATCACCCCGATTTCGCGGAAATGGCGATCAACGAGGTGAAGGCTCCCACCAAAAACCGCCACTTTGTGGCCGATGGCACGTCCATCAAGCCGTTCACGGTTGGCGCTGGTGAGGTGGACCTGGCTACCACAGACCTGCTGGACATGGACGTGGTGGACAGCATCCGCACAATGATCGAATCCATTTCGCTGCCCCCTCCCGCGATCAAGATCCCGGGCGACAAGGTGGCCGAGGATTCGCCGCTGCGCTGCCTGATGGTGTCGCCTGCCCAGTACCACAGCTTTTCGAGCGACCCGAATTTCCGCCAGTTCCAGGCGAATGCTCTGGCCCGCGCGTCCAAGGCTGACAACCACCCCCTGTTCCTGGGTGAAGTGGGCCTCTGGAATGGCATCCTGATCTGCAAGATGCCCAAGCCCATCCGCTTCTACTCCGGTGACACGATCCGCTATTGCGCATCGAACACCAGCGAAGCGGAAACGACCTGCACGGTGCCCACCAGCTTCAGCACGACCCACGCCGTGGACCGTGCCTTGCTGCTCGGTGGCCAGGCACTGGCGCAGGCATTCGGTGTTTCGCGCCACGGTGGCATGCCCTTCTTCTGGAAGGAAAAGTCGTTCGACCACGACGACAAGATGGAGCTGCTGATCGGCGCCATCCAGGGCCTGTCCAAGGT